CTAAAGATTTTTATAGCCTTTGTGAATAAAATTCGTCACGTCGGATTCGAGATAATAGACTTTTCTTCCGATTAATCGATAGGGTAATTTCCCGGAAGTACGAAAACGTTGCAAAGTTCGTGTACTTACTTTTAATAAAAGGCAGAGGTCTTGGTTGTCCAGTAAAATTTCATCATCGATTTTAGGAGTTATCGAGTTATCCTGACGGTCAATTTTGCGGTTAAGTTTTTCAATTTGACTTGTTAACTTATTCATCCAGGAATCAAAATATTTTTGGTCGATATACATGCCTTAAGGTTTTAGGGGATTATTGACCAAATGAAATGCCTTGCGTAATATATCTTTTTCGCAGGTCGTCCAGTGTTTTCTGATCGGTTGGGATTATCCTTTCCTGAAGTGAATTTTCGATATCGGAAAGTTTATACAAACATTTGCCTCTTAATATGGTGTAGCTAATCAAATTCTCTTTACGGAGGCGCTGAAGCGTCCGGGTGCTTATTTTTAATAAATCAGCTACCTCATTACTGTTAAGCCAAACTTCAGGGATAGATTCTGAAGTAGAACTCTTGCTGGTAACATACTGGGCGATACTATCAATTCTTTTAATCAGTTCCTGATATGCCTTGCTTTCAATCGTTATTACTTCCATGAGCATTAATGTTTGAAACAAAGGTTAAAAGTTTCAAGCATTCTCTTTCCCAACCTTTTCCCAAGTTGGTAGAAAATTATTTAATAGCAGCTGTTAAAATGAAGTATAAGGGCTCTAAATCAGCTTCATGAATGAGTTTGTTTTTTGTTGTTGGTAAAGTTTCTCGAACCCGGTAAAATAATGACATAAAAGTATAATTAGTTGATAGATTGACATGTTGGCATATACGAAAAGAAATCATGAAGTAAAATTGTACGAATACAAATTCTATATAAACTAGAAGAACTTGATTGCGGTCGAAATCAGCAAAAGGAATAGAATGAAAGTTATCCAAACTAGTATGTCTAAAAATGTATTAATCGGCCAAAATCAAATTGTACAAATTTTGGAAACGAATTGTGCAAATTTAATTAATTTTGTCGCGCCACACTATTTATCAAACAAATGCCAAGAAGTGCAAGACACTGGACGGGGTCTCCCGTTGGGAGTTTTCTTCTTGGCATTGTCATCAAGATAAGGTGTGGCGCCTAAAACCCCGTCCTTTTTTAAACTGTCTTCAAATACCAATTAATCAGTAATTACATACCATTAACTCAACCTGCTTACGTCTGTTGGTTTTCGATGCAGATATCGTTCTCTCAACCTCGTGCTTTACCCAGCCATACTTTTGCATATACTCATCAAGCATTGGGTGCGGGAACATAGTTAACATGAATTTACCTTTTAAGGTCGTTAATAGCTCTAACAGGTTCTGAAAGTCCATAAGATTATAAATGCCTGAATAATGCCCACAATCAGTCCCTATATACGGTGGATCAATAAAATGAAATGCTTTTTCATTGTCACGCGAACGAATGATCCTGAGCGCATCGGTTTGCTCAATTTGCGTTCGTTCAAGACGTTTCGACAAAGCTTCTGTAAATTGATCTTTAGCGTTTGTAATTTTCTTTGAAGTTGTATTTCGGCTTTTATCATAACCAAACGTGCCGTCCAGTTTTGCTGCGAAGCTCATTTTACTGAGCACCCACAAAGCCCATGCACGATTTACCGGATCAAAGAACTCGCCAAACTCATAAACAAGCTGAGCAAACTCATGTGTTCTCCTCGAATGCAGGGTTTCATCAATCTTCTGTTTTAACTCCGGGTAATTCGACTTCAACACCCGATAAAAGTTCACCAACGCGCCGTTTACATCATTTATAACCTCTACTTCGGAGGGCTCTTTGGCAAAGTACAAAGCTCCACCACCAACATAAGCTTCAGTATAAGTAACGTGTTCTGGTACTAACGGCCTAATATGCCGCAAAAGGGTTTGCTTCCCACCATAATAACTGATGGGCGTTTTTAAAGTTGCCACACTCATAAAAAAGAAATTAAATAATTTAAAAGAAAAAAGTTGATCGTTATGGATCAACTTCTATTGAATTTATACTGTGGTTTTCATCCAGTGCATTAAGTAGCTTATCGAGCAACCTACCGAATAAAAACAATGTTCCAAGCTTTTTATTTTTTCCTAATACCGAAGAAATGGTTTCATCGATATTACCAAACTTATAACCCCACCGTCTTATCATTATCACATTAAACAGGGGGGCACAAACCACGTTTCCCATCTGGTCAATACTCAATGCAATATTCCTGAAATACCGCCCGTAACGTTTAAAGCCGCCAGTCCAAAGGGAAAGCAGGGCAATAACAAAACCAAATGTGCCAAAAATGGCAAACAAAAAAACTGCAACTATAAATAAGATGAAATTCATGTTTTTTATATTAAAAATGGTTCGAACAAATTCAGAACATAATTAACATCCTCCTCTTGTACCCTGAATTTTACAAGTCTGGAAGGGTCATTCTCTGTTGCAATGTAGTTCATTGCTTCAATCTTAAATTGTCTGGCTATGGCTACTTTTTGATCATATAAGGTTACGCTTTCCGGATCGTTGGGATCAATGGCTAAGCCTGCCTGAGTAATTACTGTTGCAACACGGTTGAACTTGTCGATGAAATATTTGCGCTTGTTTGCTCTTACCTCATCAATATTCAACACAATAGCTTCAACCGAGTAAGTGCAAATCTTTTTCTCATGATCGATATAAGGTTTACCTAGTGTTTCTACTGCCGGGTCTACGATCTCTGGCTTAACAACGTCAAAAAAACCCTCAGCTTCATGTATTTCTTTGGGTAACTTATTAAAGCCTCCTGCAATATTTAGGGTTTCACTTCTGTACCTGCTTGGTAATTTTTTATAAAATTTTACTTGTCCGTTTTCTTCTTTTGCTTTCATATTATGCTGTATATTCGTCATTATAACCAATGTAAGAGATACTCAATGTATAGTCACCGTCGTAACCAATCATTAATTTTAGGTTGCCGTCTACTGTGAAAACTTCTGGAATTGAATCCCACTCCATAAGGGAAATTCCTGTGATTGGTAAGTTGTCGGCAATCCACTTCGAGCGTTGTTCATCCCAAACAAAGCCACTAAGATGATCGTTGTCGTGAATTGTTATCATGTAAGCATTATTATTAGCGAAGAATACGCACGAAGCGATTCTATAAGAAATGTCATAATCGCCTAATAATCCGTTAACAATAGTCGAGTATGATACCCATACAGAACCATCCCACTCATACCCTTGGAATCCAATATCTGAAGAACCAAGCAACAAGAACCTCCTTGAATCCATTTCAAAGCAAGTAACATCTAAGTAACCAGCAGTGACCGAAATACCGCTAATTATAGAGCTATCAGTAACCCAGTTTGTTTCTGACCATCTAAAACCATTTATTTGAGCAGAACCCTCACCCGAAATCAGATAAGTATTACCATTCAGTTCGAACACGTCAGGTTTTGAGTTATTGCCAAGGTCGGGAAGTCCTGATACTATACCACTATGGGATTGCCATGCGGAACCATCCCATTTGTAGCCGTCAAAAGTTCCTAAGTTTCGCCCGGCAATCATGTATAATTCTGCACCCAAGTAAAACACAGTAGGGTGCGGCTTCTTGTAAGTGCCCAAATACGGAAGCCCATCTATTAGCGAAGAATCTTCATTCCATCCTGAGAATATTTTTTTACCTCCTACTCCTAATAACCGATTATTCATTACACCACCTCCTGACTTATTGTACACCAACCAGATTCTGAACCGGCTTGATCATTGGTTATTTTTACTTGCAATAAGTTCGGGACAGTACCATCATACTCTCCGGAGATAATCTTCAACCAAGTTGGTAGTCCTAGAGTATAGTCACCGGTCACCTCAATGTCTTTTACGGCTCCAATGTAAATATTGGAAAAACTTAAGGTTGTATTTGTTAAAAGTGTAATTGGGAAAACTTGCGCCACACTGAAATCAATATCACTTCCTGCCGGAGCGATTCTTGACTTATACCTGTTCGCCAACTTATCAGTGCTAACCGAGTTGTCTATTGGTGTACGGGCATTACTCAAACGGGGGTCATCGGCAGCACACTTTCCGGCCAAAGCGTTGGTCATTGTGGTTGCAAAGTTCGGATCATCACCCAAAGCTGCTGCCAGTTCATTTAGTGTGTCTAAAGTAGCCGGACTACTATCAACCAAAGCAGCTAATGCTGCTGCAACAAATGCTGTTGTTGCCAATTGAGTTGTATTAGTCCCCTGTGCTGCTGTTGGGGCTGTCGGTACTCCGGTAAACGTAGGGCTATCAGCTAACAACATTGCAGCAGCTATCTTTGCCAAAGTATTATATTGCTCTGCTACTCCATCACGCAAAGTAGCAATAGCCGCTGAAGCCTGCCCCGCATAACTTGCTTTCTCGGCATCGGTAACAAATTGCCTTGTAGAGGTTTGAATAGCATCAGCAAACCGTGCCGATGTTCCATCCTGTTTCAGCTGAAAATAACCACCACCATCAGCATTGTTTGTTGCCACTTGCCAAGTTTCGGTTACCGGTTTCGCTTCGAGGTCTAAGTACTCCCTGTTTTCAATCACCTTTTCGGGATGAAAATAAACAGGCCATGCTACTCCCTGAGCACCTGCAAACCGACAAAGGTGAAAACCATTGCCATCAATCAGGCCTACAATTCCGGCTCCAATATCACTGCCGTTAACCTCGCATCCGGTTAATATAAATTGTTGTTCATAATCCCCGAAGAAACCTTCAAGAACCGCTAATATTTCATCCTGTATATTAATCCAGTCATCGCCAAACCATTTCCTTACACCTGGACTCTGTACTTGTCTTTTCATGCTGTTTGTAATATTTGATAACGTTTACCTGCTATTTTATAACTGTTTACCCACATCTCAACCTCGTAAATATTCACCTGCTGTGGGATGTACACATAAAAGTCTATGTTCGTGTTTTCAACCACTTCGCCTTCCAACGCTACTGCTGCTGCATAAGAGTTATCTTCAACAATCAATGAAACCGATACCTTATAAGCATCTCCCTCACCGGCCTCATTACTTAACTGTACCCATATACCTTGATCGTTGTAACTTTTTACCAATATGCTATTATCAGCATCAGCAACTTTCGAGTTCAACAACGATTGAAGCGATAAAACCTGACCCGTTATATTTGCCCGGTAGTAAACATCGCGCCTCCACTCAATAAAAGAATCAAACAACTCCTGCAATGCTATAAACGGCCAGTAAAAGAGCTTTAACCGGTTAACTTGCCTTTTGTGATAGGGCAATGTCCGGGTTAGATGTTTACTGAAATCTATATCAATCATAACCGGGCATTTTGCATTGTTATAACTGCGGCTTCATCAAAATTATAGTACCCGGCTTTCACAAGGTAACTAACATCAATTGCCTCTGTATCTACTCCCTGAGTTCCTGTCAGTGCATTTACCTTAACCGTTTTCACTCCCGGCACACTGGTTATTGCTTTTACAAAATCACTCGGATAGAAATAACCTTCATAATCCAACTCCAACCTGAAAGCATCAAGATTAGCAATTACAGCCTGTTCAACTGCTTCAGGCAAGTATGCCGGATCATAATATACAGTGATATCGTAGTTAATGATATCCGCATCAAGGGTAGTTATTGAGATACTTGTCCCCGCAAATTTTACATTCTCAATGTATCGCTGAAAGTGGAGAAACTCACCGTTGGTTAAGCTTAACGGAACCAGATCACCATTGTCATCATACTTCGCAACTTTCAATAAAAGCTCCCCGTCCTGTTCTGTGGCCGATGCATGCTTAACAATCTGCTTTTCTTCATCAATAACAGCGTAGCTTAAAATACCTTTGCTGTTCACCACCAGCGAGTCATTTAACTGAAATTCTTTTGCCTTGTCGATGTACCATATCAGAGAACCAGCCTGTTTATTTGATAGCAAATTCTCAACGTCAGATTTTAGGAGGTCTAAAACCAACTCAAACAAATAAACACCATAGGCAAACACCCACAACCACAAACGCCATTCAGCCGATTGACTGTCGGATAATTCCGGTATCTGTTCATTTTTCTTCGCTACAAGCCCGTCGTATATTTCCTGTGTAGTTCGTGCCATTATTCGCTAATTATTGTTTTACCGTCTAATTCTTTCAATACATTCTTGTTGCTCTCTTCCTCATCATAATAAATCACACTTCCCGGAGTTAGCGAATCGGTAATGTTCCAAGCCGGATCACGTCCGGTTAATTGCGGATTCAGTGTAAGCAAGCGTTCAACTGCCTCAACCGTGCCATACAGCTGTATAGCAAGGTCTGTTATTGTTTGATTGTCTTTAACCGTATAAGTCATTGTTTAAACCTTTGCAAAATTGGGTACCACAGGGTACACGTCGTAATAAGCATCAACCTCTAAACCTCCAGAAGCATCCAGTTTTACACTATTAACTGTTTGCCCGTCCTGAATGAACTTTTTACGAACCATTCTCAGCATGTCAGCCGGGTTTTCATCATTCAAAAAATCATGAATACCAACTCCGGCCAGTGGAGCAAACTTTAATTCACCAATTCCGGTAATAATCAAATCGCGCTGGTGTGCTACGGTGCTCTCAACGTATCCGATATCTCCTTTTGATAAGTCAATGTCTCCCTCAGTATTTTGTCTAAAATCAATCATATTAGCTTATCGTTGCTGTTACCGGTGCTGTTTGGGTTTGTGTAGTTGCACTTCCAACTGTAACAACACCGGCAACGGTTATTGTCTGACTTTTAATAGCGTTTATTACCGCATCTGCTAGCTTGTCTGCTACATTATCCAAAGCATCATCACGCTTATCATCTGCCTGATCCATTACCTGTGTAAACGCCGTTTTTATATCACCTTTTATTACTGCCTTAACTAGTGCCATCTTAGCCCTCCAAAAAATTATTTAATCGGTTATTAATTGCCTGAAAAGCAGCCGTGTTTATTGGTACACCTGAAGGACCGACTCCGGTAGGAACCGTTAACTGCGTAATGGCAGTAATTAAGTCCTGAAGAATTTTTTTTAAGCCCTCGCCACTTCTAACCATCGTAAATCCCCCGGCTGTTTGTTTTAACATGCTCTGGTCTGCGTTTATAGTTAATTCCTCTTCGGTTACCAAAACACTTAGCTTTTCTCCTTTTTTTAGCTCAATCATATCGGCATCAACGGTCAGTTCAAGGTTGCCAGTTGTCAAAATAATTTTGTCAACTTCCGAAAATAATGCTACAAAAAGCTGTTCACTATTTGCTATCCTTCCTACCTGAACCAAGCTTTCTTGTTTCGGAATAAAACAAAAGCCTTGTTTTTCAGAATCGATAACAGAGCGCAAACGAACATCGGTATATTCCAACTCATCATCAAAAATTACAGTACAGGTAAATTCCTCTTCATTCACCTCTTTTACAGTTGCCTGAAAAACCTGATCTTCGCCGGTAAACATTTCCTGTAACTTCTTTCTTATGGACTCTGTGCGTTCACTCATAATTTTATCCCTAACTCAACTTTGCGCCTTCCGCCTCCGGTTCCAAAATGCACTTCAGTACTCTCTATGTAATAACTACCCCCATACACTTTGTAGAGAGGATCTTCTACCTCTGCAATCATTCCCGGTTCAGCAAATGGAATAAGAAAGGTTTCAATCTTTCCACGGTAGCCGTCAAAGCTATATCGTTGCAGTTCCTGTTCAGCAAGTGTTTTCAATTGGGCTTTGTCAGTTACATTGTAAAACCATAGCGTTTTAACCTCTCCACCTTCCGATCCTACCGTGGCTTCCAGTTTTGCCCCGTCACGGTCGTAAGTTTTTGCCTCAACTTTTAGTTTATAATCCTCAGCACGGTAATACTTCAAATCATCATCCTTTAACACATTCCACCGAAGTTTATATTTTGCTGCTGCACCTTGTACCTCGTATGCCTTACCGGCAAAACACTGCCCATCTATGCTGAAGAAAACTGTTAATCCATAGTCACTTTTCAATTTCTCCAAAACCCAGGCACCGGTTTTGTTATTTATAACTGTATTCTTTAATCCGAGGTCAATTGTTGCAGGGTGAACACTCGCTCCCGAACCGGATAAAACATCGTTTAATAACTGTTTAACTGTTGCTTCCGGGTAGCTTTTCTTGATAGTTGTGTAACGAAGCTTCCAATACCAGTCTTCGCATTCTATTTCAAGTGGCACGGTATAATTCAACCGTTTAACAAAACCTTTAAACTCCTCTTTAAGTTTTCCATCATAACCCAACTTAATGCTTACAGCATCACCTACATTTATTTGCTGGGCAGTTTCAACTTTTGTTGGCTCCTTACCCTCCTGCCTTAGCACAGCTGTAACCGGCACCTTAATAACAGCAGTTGCATTACTGGCATGGGTACTGCGTTTGATAACAACATCTGTAACCGATTTAAATGTGGCTGATCCTATGGTGATATGACAGGTTAATACAAACATTATAGTTCCAATTCAAAATTTTGATCACTAACTAAAGTCATTACAATAGCCTGAGAATCTTCCTCACCTTCCATTGCCGGGAAATCAATATGTTTAATCACCACCCGATCTTCATCTTTTAAGAAGTAGTCGGTTATGGCACACTCCATTTTTACGTTTTCGTTTATTTCCCATAACTTCACAGCATCCATAACTTCCTGCTCAGGGTAATCATCGCCCGATAGCAGTGCAACAAGCTTTATCTCATAGTCCTGAATATTAATTAGCTCCTTAACAGTTCCCTGACGGCCTACCAGTGGCGTTTCAACAATCGATTTTTTACCTGCAACCGATACAACCGCATTGTTAAATTCCCATTTGGTTCCATCATGATTAATAACAACCGGCATGAAATAGTAAATACCACCTTGATACTTACGAAGTGGGGCACCGTTAACCGATTGTGTTTCTTTTTCGGCAAATTCACCTTTATCAAAAGACTTAGCCTTCGGGCGGTTAATCATTTCAACCGGGATAAATGGCGGAGCTACGTAACCTGTTGCGGTTGCATATGCAGTTGTCGCTATTTTAAAGAGATTTGCCATTAAACATTAAATATTTCTGCAAGTGCTTTTTCAACTTCAATTCTTACCTGTTCAGCTGCCTCTTGGGGCGCATCACCGCCGGTTACATGTATTTCAATCTTATCAGTAAACCGGTCAATATGTATAGTTTGATTATGTTGATTGTCTGTTTTATTTACCTCTGAATTTCGTTGTTGAATATTATTTCCGGAATTTTCAATATTTGTACTTTCATTGTACAAATCAGCGGTTGAAAAAATGGTCTTAAAAAGTTTGTTTTCTTCAGTACTTACAGTTGAATTTACATTATTGAATTGCTGGCTATTGTCAAGCAATCGATTATCAAAGGCATTGTAAACATTTCCTTCGGTTAACGAATTAGCTACTGGCGCAATAGTTGTTTCAGTAGTTATAACCTTTTTGTTATCTATTGGAACCAATTTCTGAACATTTGCATTGGCTGCTCCAATCGACATCGCAAGTGGCACCGCAGCAACCGCCGCCATCTTTTTCAAGCTACTGCTAATATCATCAACCCGCATTGCAATTGTTTTTACCGGCTTATCTGTTGTATTTTGTTGTTTTGCAGCTTCCGGGGCATCTACACCAAGCTTAGCAGTAATTGCGGCATAGGTGTTTGTTTTGCCGTAGTTCTGAGGAATACCAAGACTAAGCTTATCATCTGAATTTTTGCCAAATCCTTTGTTTTTGTTGAGTTTCTTCATTAACTCCTCAATATCGACGTTATTTTCAGATTGATTGGTTGGAGTAACCTTGTCGATCAACGAACTTGTTTTATTTCCTTTTACCCACTTTCCTGTTTTTTCGTCTTTCACGTAACCGGCATCTAATTTATCGTTAGCGAAACTTTCAACGCCTTTTTGATAACCCGACCGGAATTTTTCTCCAAGCTGTTTCCCATTCGACATTGCATTTTTATAAGCATCAACACCAACTAAGTCTGCAAGTGCTTTTTTGCCGTCACTCATTGCTCCTTTCCAGTCTTTGTTAAATAGTTTCTTAACAGCAGATGCAATGCCGGTCAACCCGCTCAGAATCCCTTTAATCCGATCAATAACAAATTCTTTTAGCATCGAGCCAAAGTCTCTTATTACCTCCCAGATACCAGTTATAGCACCTCTGAATTTCTCCGAGTGTTTCCACGCTGCAATAAAAGCAGCTACCAAAGCCATAATACCAATTACAATCCATGTAACCGGATTAGCCAATAATGCGGCATTTAGCCCCCACATTGCCCCTGTTGCAACTCCTGTTACAGCTGCCCATACACCTTTAGCGGCAGTAACAATACCCATCCAAATTGCATTGCGCTTTAGCCATATATTATGAACGATCAAAGCGGTTGTCAAACCTCCAATCAAAACGGTTAATCCAACAATCCAAGGATTCCCCTGTTGAAGCATATTCATCCACCAACTCCAACCTGCACCAACTCCATCAATAACAGAAGATATGCCTTCCAGTAAGCTACCAAGAACATCAAGCACCGGGTTTAAAACCGTAAGAACTACGTTCCCGAGCGATAATCCAATTCCCTGAATCTTCGCCCAGCCTTCCCGTAGTTTATTCCCGGTGTTGTCGGTATTGTCTAAAGCCGCCTGTAGCTCACCACTTGCATTTGAGGTTGCATCAACAGCAGCCTTTAATTTGTTGGTCTCGTTTGTTAAAATAGAGAATGCAGCTTTAGCCTGTTGGTCTCTCAATCCAATACTTTCCAAAAAGTCTGATCGTTGCTGATCGGTCATTGCGCTGGTGATCCGGCTCAGGTCAGTGAATATTTCTACCATGCTCCTGAGTTTTCCGTTTTCATCGTAAACCATTACACCGGCCTTTTTCAATCCATCGGTAATATCACTTTTACCAAGTGCATTGTAAGCGTTTTGGATTAACATTGCACTGGTTGCCGCATCTTGACCTTTACCAGTCATGTAGGCAAACAACCCGGCTGTTTCTTTCCACACAGCACCAATATTGTTACCGGCTGCAAATAACGTTGGCAGATAACGGGCAAAATCTGCAAACTCACCGGCTCCAACTCTTTTTGCCCCAAATAAAACATCAAGTACTTCCTGAGCGTTGGTTTTTTCCTTTCCAATTGCAGAAAGCGATTGAGCAGTAGCCCCTGAAACAAGATTAACTTCAGTAAATCCGGCTTTTGCTCCTTTCAACGCTTTTGATAAAATATCGGTACTCAAGGCAACATCACCGGTTTGTGACAATATCTTTTCATAAGCATCTGGCACACCGCGTAAATCCTTACCCGCATCAAGAGCCAGGCGTTTAATTTTTTTGCTTAATGTGTCAAGTTGCTGTTGTGGAAGCTGAGCCGTAGCATTTATTTTTGCCATGCCTTCTTCCCAGCTAACACCTAATTTTCCAACAGCCGCCACGCCTGCACCGGCCATTACAATAGGGTTCGTTAGTAATCCGGCTCCGGGTATTTGGTTAACAGCATCTTTTGCCCATTTGCCAAATTTCCCTCCGGTGGTATTTTCAAGATTATTGATTGTGGTGGTTAAGCCCTTAATCTCTTTGTTGTATTGGCGTATTTTGGTCAGGTTGCTCGGGTCAATCAAATCCCTTTCTTCCTGAAGTATGTCAACCTTTTGTTTCAGGGTATAGATAGAGCCTCCAAAATCCTTTGTATTTCGGTTTAATTGGCTAACCTTCTCCTGCAAACCTGTTAACTTTTGCATGGTTTCAAACGAACTTCCGGTAAGCTTATTCAGCGTACCGGAAGCTCTGTCCTTCATTAGTAAAGTATATTCGTAAATACCGGGCATCTACTTTTCAGGATTTGTTTTCTTAAAAAACCATTCAACATCTTTTGCCATCATACACCACTCTTCATCCGACAAATCATCCGGCTCTACATGGCAATAATGCCGGATCAACATATTATTCTGACGAATAAAATCTTTATCAGGCCTGTCGGTAGCCTCTAGCAGTTTTTTATGCGCGCACTTCTGATCTTGATTAAATCACCAAGAACCGCGTTGGCTGCTAAAAACAGGTCATCATCTGTCTTAATGCGTTCGTCACCACCCAACCAGCAGTTTTGCAAAATCAGTTCACCGAATTTGATCGGGTCTTTTCCACCAACCGACGTAGCCATCGATATAATTTTACGACTCGGATTTCTAAGATAAGCAACAACACTTTCGGTTGTAATACCGCGCTTGTCTGCAACCAGATCCTCTGCATGATCGCGGGCATCCTCCTCATTGTCGAACTCCTCGCCATCAGCCGTTTTAAATTTCGTGTCAATTTCAAGCTTGTTTACCTTTCCGTACAAGCCTTCCCATTTTTTAATGTCTTCTGGAGTTGGGTTTGTAATATTTTCTTTTTTATTCATCTCTTTTTATTGATTTGATTGTTATTCAACACTTGTTTATCGGGGATTAAACGGGTCGGTTTGTCGCCCCTGCCATCCGTCAAACGATGGATAACAGGGGGTTCAAACAAACCAATAAAACTTCAAAAATTTATGACAAATAGATTATTAACTAGGCCGGTGTAATTCGCAAGGCCAAAAATGGAAGCTCGTACTCTCCATTACCATCGCCTTGTTTCAAAGCCTCTTCGCTTTCTTTAAATTCGGCAAACTTGGCAACATCTGTTACAAGGCTTCCATCTTCAGCTACATAGCTAAAAACAATATCAAAACCTTTTAACGATAAAATATCACCGTCCGGAGAAGCATTTTTAAGTGCTTCCAGTTCGCTTTTTAGAATCGTAATCGAGCCTTCGTAACTTTTGTTGCCACGTTTGTAACCAATAGGCTCGTTTCCACGGCCATAACGTAACTCTTTACTTTGGCTCTTTTTATAACTAAAGGCGGTTATGCCTTCAATAACCTTTCCCAGTAATACTACCTGGGCATCACTCCATGCAAATTCTTCGCTGTTAATTACGTTCATGCTTCTTTATTTATAATGCAGGGTTAGAAAATCCAAGGTTCACCTGAATGGTTTTTGTATAACCAACAGGTACAATTTCAAGGGCAACAACCAATTTTTCAGTGCTTAAAATGTTTTGTTTCGGATCAACAAAAGCTGTAACAGAACTAATCTCGCTATTAGCAGTCATTCCGTTATTTATGGCATTCAGAATTTTGCCTTCAAAGTATTTCACAACACCCGGCTGAAGTTTGCCGTCATCATCAACTTCCACTTCGTCCATTATTTCGGTAACGTAAGTGCTGTAAGCAATAAGTACAGCTTTATCAATAACCCGGCGGTTAACTATTGTGCTAAAATCATCATCAGCCGATGAACAAGTGTGATCAACTCCCCAATAAACGCCTGAGCGTTGCGGGTAAGGAGTCATAACCACCCAACCCTTAGCATCCAGTACTTCAGCCAGAGCACGGGTTACTTTAGTCCCGTCTGTAAAGTACGCGTTTGCAATTGGGATAGCTCCGGTTTTTACACGTCCGGGTTTACGCTGAACAGGATCAGCAGCCAAACGGCCAAGCAACAAACCTACACCAGCAGAGCCGGTTTCAACATCCCCGGCAATTACTCCAACCACACGGTTGAATCCTAATCCTGTAAGGTCTTCAAGCGTTCCCGAGTCTCCCTGATAATCGCGCCCGTCAACAATACCAATAAAAGGCTCCATGTCACCTGCTTTAGCAACTGCAAGAGCATTAAGTTTACCCAGAGCAGCAACAACATCATCATCGATGCCTGCCGCATATGAAGGAACATAAGCAGCATCAGTAATACGCGAAACAGCTAACAACCGAATGCGGCCATCAGCAGCCTCAAGCATTGTATTTGCATAAGCATTGCCGCTGGCAATGTCGCAAATATCCTCAAGCGTTTCTGTTTTGGCAATTACCATTACCCAAATTTCAGCACCGTCACCAGCTACTGTAAAAAAGTCTGCAACCTGCTTAAATGCGTTGGTTGCATTATCAATATCGTACTGGGCATCAAGCCCGGCATCTTTTACTTCTCCAATCGAGAAAAATTGTTTGGCTTCGCCAATTTTAAAATTCTCGGCATCGGGTGCAGTATCGCCCGAAACAATAATTCCGGCTACACCATCGGCAAGCTCAGCTCCTCCGCCAAGGTTCCCGTTTTTAACACTAATAACTACCTCTGGTAAACTCATTTCGATTTATTTTTTGAATTTGTTTTGATAACTGAATTAATCCCGTAATAGCCGAAATAGAACAGTAATATCCCGGACACAAGTGGGAAGATTGACTTAGACAAGTCAAAAAGAAAACCGGCATAAGTTTCATCAAAGAAATAAACAGCACCGGCACATAACAGTAGAAACAGGAAGATAGACGAAAACATGATAGCAAGAATGCGCCTTGTAACACTTCTGGCACTATTCTCATCACTGTTCAGCTTGTACCATTCTATCCATTGATCCCATGCCTGTTTCGCAGCATCCGACTTTTCTTCATTGGTAAAGAAAAGTTTATCAACCCCACTCGAAATAGTGTCGAATGTTCTTTGCGGGTCTAATTTATTAGCTGAATTAAATAATCCTTTTAACAGTTTCATTGAATCGTTTTTTATCGTTTAAACTCTGTTTAACCAACCATAAAAGAATACTTCCTGACGGGGATTGTTTTCACAAATCTCAACGTAACGTTGCATCTGAAAAAAGCTAATGGATTTGATTAAAGTATGAATGTTTCTGGCTGTTGAACGACTACTAAACATTGCAGTTAACATGTAGGCATTAAATGCCTTTATGGTTTGTGCTCCAACCATGCCATCTTCTTTAATGTCGCTGTAGTGCTTTTGATTATTGTTAAGAAAATTTAATGAACGCTGAAAGTAGTATGCAGCTGTTTTCACTCCTTGATTTACTGCTGTGTCAAAAAGTTCATCGGCAAGTTCTTGCCCATTTATTGAATCAAGCTGGAGCTTGTCCCAAAATTTTTGTTTGTAAAAAAACCTTACCAAAGTATTCAGGTAAGTATTGGCTTCAAGCGTCTTGTTTAAATCACTCACATTAACCTGTTCTTTCACTTCATCAATCACACTCCAACCCTTCCAGTCAGAATGAAACTTTCGTGCAATACCCTTGTATGTTTCACCGCCCCTGTCAGAAGGATCATTACTGTACACTCCTTCGTGAGCCATTGTTTTGCCATATGAAATATGAAAACTGGCCATTATTCAGGATTTGTATTTGTTGCTTTATAATTTAACAAGGCGGCTAAATAAGCCTCTCTTGCTCTTCCTTCGTGTGGAAGCTCCAGAATACGAACCAAGTCCTGAAGCTGATAATAGTCACTATCATCATTCAGCTCCATCGACAGAACTTTTGCCTTTGCTTCTTCGGGCGAAAGATCATCTAAATCCAACTGATCTTTTTCATAGGCATCCTGTATGGTTTTTTTTAGTTTGGAAACAACCAAACCTTTCACCTGGGCGGCATATTTCTTTGCCGCTTTTTCGTCAACAAAAACCACCGTACCTACAAGATAAATCTCTGTAAGTGATGGGCGGTTTTCAAAATATCTTAATAATTGTTCATTGGTCATTTGACGCGTTATTTAAAAAGTGAAAAGAAAAGAGCGACTAACCCCGAACTTATAGCCCCCGATATGCCTCCCCATATAAGGCCGCTAATTTTCTGTTTAGTCTCAACAATTGCTAACCTTTCGCGCAATACAATTTGCTCTTTATTGTTAGCCTCAACAGTAGAAGACAAGCTCCGTAAATCACGATACATCACAATAAGAAGCTCTTTTTGCGTAAGCTTTTGTAAGTCTATTTTTTCCTGATCGCTCATAGTTGGAGTAAAAAAAATCCGGGAGAGGAAAGGGAGGAACTCCCGGATTTAGAAATTCAAAATTTATGGTCGATAAAAAATAAGGGCATCTAATATTCTGCTGATTCGTGTATCAGCACATACCTGTTTCCGATATACACAAAGCCCCACGTTCGCGACTTATTCGCGGCCACCGTAGAAGATGCTGCCTCCAAACCTATATCAAAGGTTACCGTTCGTTGGGTTCCATCGGCTGTTACTTCAAACCAGAGCAAACTGGCCGGACTCGAACTCACAGTATCAACCTGAAGCACAATATTTGTATCTACATCCATTGTGAAAACGGAGGCAGAGTAAACCGGAATAACCGAAACTGTATCGCTTACAGGTGTAATTTCATACAACCCTTTCGATCCGAACGGTTTTGTTTCTTTTAAGGCTTGCGCCTGTGTTACTGTAACCATGCTAAGCAAGGCCACAAAAAGTAAGATCATTTGTTTCATTTAAAACTCGATTAAACGTTAATAAATCACTGATTAAACACTATCGAAAAAGGATGTAGCAGCCTAACCCTCTACACGCCCGTCGTAGATTGATACCTGTTCACCCCACGCAATTTCAGTATCAGCTGTCATCAGCATTTTAAAGAAATAGCGTTCACCGGCGTTGGTTACCTTATCGATTTTGATTGTATCATAATCGTTGGTAAGGTTGCAACCTGCCCAAAGGTTGGAGGTCATATCGTTGGTTGCGATGGTGCACACAATTACATGCTCCGGCCAGTCGCTCAATACTTCAATAGGCATGCCTTTGAAGCTTTTGGCAGTCATACTTGTATAATCCGGTCCTTTTACGCTCAGCTTGGTTAAAGCTGAATCATACTTTTCAAAGTCCTCGTCGCTCAACAACATTTTGGCTTTCTTGCGGTACTTCTTAGGCAACGCGAGTCTTGCAGCTTTCATTTTGCTGATAATATTGTCCTCAGTGAGTCCTACCGGGTTCTCAATCTCAATGCGCTCTTCGTCGTGAAGAATCGAATAAAGAATACCGTTGAAAAGTTCATCATCAGTATCGCCAAACTCACCATTGATAAAGTGGAAACCAAGCTCAAAATCAACAGCCTTACCCATCTCTTCCAAAAGCTGGTTTTGCACCTTAGTTGGAAGCTCAGCAAATACCAAGTCGCCTTTAGGTTGGAACGGACGCCATATATTCTCAAAAGCACGAGGATTAAACTCGGTGTACGCCATGAATTCTTTAGGTTGAAGGTATTTCTCATCGTATGTGAAATCACCTTTTGCGTCTTCGCTTGTTGGCTGTTCCTTACGTTTTTGCAACATTTTGCCAGTTTTCAACCTTGGCAGGGTGTATTTTTTCGATACGTTTGGAACGAGCTTTATCAATCCGCGTTCCACAAGCTCGTTGGTAGTTGTTGCACGTACCAATAACTGCTCCAATACTTCGCCGGAATAGGCGGTTCCTTCAATTACAATAGCCATTATTGCTTACTTTTTAAGATTTTCGTTAATTTCTTTCATTCTCGCATCCCAGGCACTCAGTTTTACTTCGCCTTTTCCTTCATCTTCAGGATTTTTTGCACCAGTAATTTTACCAAGCTGTTTTTCAGCCAACTCATAGTTACCCTCAGCTAACTCTAACCATTCAGCCTTTTCGCTATCGGTTATTTTCTTGTCAGCAACTGCCTGATCTACCAGATCAACACACTTTTGCTTTTCAGCTTCAGCCTCCACATCCTGATATACTTTAAGCTTACCAGAAAGCTCTTCTTTCTCATCTTGCAGGGTAGTAACCTGACCTTCGAAACCAGATAACTCCACATTTTTTGCAACTGCATTCTGAACAGCTTTCAGAATATCAGCCTCTGAAGCATTAGCCGAAAGTTTCACGGCCAGTGCCACTTGTTCTTGAAAATTCATATCCGTATTTTGTTTTTTAGTGTCGCCTAACAACGGAAGCAGGTGGTTAGAACCTTTGTCCGAAAGGGTTATTTCTTCCCCAAATTCATCCTGAAGGCGCAAGGCGTTGCTATTGGAACCGATATCAACCAAAGAAGCTTCGGTTAGTAACGATTTAATTACAGTTGGCCTGGTTTGCCCTTTTATCAATACAGCTTTGTCCTCGCTGGTTGCAACAACACGCAAACCCGCACTTGCCATATTAATAATACCTTTTTCAACCTTCTTTTTAAGTTTAACTGCAAATTCGTCATCATCATCAAAAACGAGGTCAGCAAGTAGCTTTTTTCCTTCAACCCTGATGTTTTCCCACTTTCCAATAGGCAAGCGGTCTTTATCGTTCCATGCAGATGAACGACTATGAACCCAAAGAGCAATCGGATTCTTTAAAAACAGTGATAAATCAATACCATCAGTTAAAACCCGAAAGCCGTAACTGTTTATCGATTCATCGGAGATTACAAACGTAAAAGGTTTTGGTTCTGCCATGCGTTTTTAATTAATTGTTTTGTCGCCTTATGCGTTATTATATGCCCCAAAAATCATAGTAAAAAGCAAGCCATTACAACAAAAAGTGCAACGCTTTCAGCGATTCATGCAACACTATCACAGAAGTTTCTAAAAGGAATTTCAGGAACTGAAATTTGTGGGCAAATGCATTAATTAAAAATGGCAAAAGAGAAGGAAAAGAAATTGGCCTACATGCTGTTTGTTGAGCAGCGCAAAACAGCTAAAGAAATATCGCAACTGGTAAACGTAAGTGAGAAGACTTTAAGCAACTGGATAAATGCTGAAGACGGACGTTGGAAAAAAGAACAACGCGCCCGTAACACTTCTCCCGGAGAGCGTGTGTCCAATATCGAACAAATCATCTCGAACCTTGCCGATGATCGTTTGCGCAAAGGTGCAGAATTAGTAAAAGCAGAAAAAGAACTAGACCACCAACGTGCCGCCGAGATCCGTCAGGAAATTTCGAAGATTGATGACGCTGTAAGTAAATGGAACAAAACCCTGCGCGACATTAATAAAGAAAGCCAGGTGCCATTGGCTACATATCTCGAAATAATGCAAACCATTTTTCAGGCATTGCAGGCATACGATCCTAAGTTGTTTATGCAAACCATCGACTTTCAGGAAAAACACATTCACGATGCATCGTTAAAACTTAGCATGTAATGAAATTAGCAGACAAACAGGCTAAAGAAAGATATTTAGAGAAACTCCGGGTCATTAAGGAGGGAACGGCTATCAACCCTTTTGAGACTCCTGAAGAAAAACAGGAGATTATTGCCCGACTTAAAAAAGACCCGGCGTTTCTTTGTGAATTCCTTTTCCCTCATTACGCCAGTGCTAAGCCTGCTTGGTTTCACATCCGTTTAGCCAAATTTGCACTTAAAAATAAATGGTTTCGCCGTTTGGTACGTTGGGGGCGTGGTTTAGCCAAGTCTGTCTGGACTGACATTTTCATCCCGATATTTATTTGGATTAACGGAGAGTTCATTTATGCTGTAATTGTAGGTAATAACCACGATAAAGCTTGCGACTTAACCGATGACCTGAAAGCCGAATTTGAAAGCAACCAACGCCTTATTCACTATTTCGGAGATCAGGTAATGCCCGGACATTGGGAACGCGGTGATTTTAGAACAAAAGACGGGCGTTTCTTTTGCAAGGCCATTGGTATGGGACAGGATTGCAGGGGACTTCGCAAGGGATCATTACGGCCTAATTACATCAACTGTGATGACCTTGAAGACAAGGACACGGTAAAAAATCCAAAGCGGCAGGATGAAGAGGTGCAATGGATTAAAAACTCTTTGCTTAAAACTATGGACGGTGATACCCAGCGCTTCTTTTATACCAACAATGATCCGTGGGTACGCAGCATTCAAAATTTACTTGAAAAACTTCATCCGAACTGGGGCGTTGATCTGGTGGAAGCCTACAACGAAGAAACCTACGAACCAGCTTGGAAGGAAAAGTACGACAACAACTATTACCGTAAGCTTGAAGAGGAAGATGGGGCAATATCGTGCCGAGCGGAGTACAACCATAAAAAGCACAAGAAGGGAAAGATTTTCAAAGATGAAATGTTGCAGTGGGGCAAACGTCCCCGCATCGATCACTTTGAACATATTGTTGGCTTCTGGGATATCGCATTTTCAGGCGAAAACGATTACAACGCGGTTAAGGTTTGGGGCTTACATGGCTTTAACTTCTGGCAAATAAAAGCATTTGTCCGTCAGTGTATAATGGAAGATGCTATCAGGTTCATGTATCATTACGAGGCGTTATTACCTGAATCAGTAATACTTCACTGGAGACTTGAAAAGCAGTTTTGGAACAAACCTGTTCAGGACGCTTTAGACATTGTTGAACTAGAGTTTAAACGCTCATTAAACATTGTTGTTTCCGACAATCCGAAAGGAAAAGGTAACAAGTATGATCGTATTGTAACAGGCAGTCTCCCTTACTACCAGCAAGGACGTGTTTTTTACTCTGAAGCAGAGTATGCCAGCAACGACATGCAGGTAGGTATTGCCCAACTTAAAGACATTGAACCGGGATACAAAACACATGATGATAGTCCCGATGCCGATCAACAAGCCATTGAATACTTGTCACAATTTGTGGTTTACCCAAACAACAATAAAAACGACTATAAAGTAACTGGCACACGCCGAAATAACAGGATGTAATATGGCAACATTATTCATTATAGGAGGCATTGCAACAATATATGTCGCTGCTTGGATTTTATCAGGAATAACATGCCCAAAGAACACGAAACACTGAATTCTAAATTTTAAGTTATGGCATTTATCAGCAAAGCAGACTTAGGTCAGAATATATACGAAGAGATTTTAAACGGCATTACCCGTGCAAACGATGCCAAAATTACAACCGCTTGCAGCGAAGCCCAGGAAGAAGTGACCGGCTACATTTGCGCCCAGTACGATACTGATGATTTATTTAGTAAAGAAGGTGATGCACGTAATAAAACCATTCTTTCACTTTGCCGGATTATAGCTATCTATCGCCTACATTCTGCCTGTAACACCATGCCCGAAATAAGACGATTGGAGTACGAAGATGCTGTTAAAACATTGGGTAAAATACAATCAGGGAAAATCCTATTACAAGGTGCAAAATTGCAGGGCGAAACCGACGAGGTTAAACCTGATCTGGTAGTGGAAATGAAAAGTAACCCTAAACGTAATAATCAATTTTAAGCAAGTAGAACATGGCAGAAAAGCAAACAACCGAAATTGTTATTAAGCTGCAAAGCTATAACCGTCAACCCAAAGATTTAAGCCACTGGAAAAAGGCTTTGCAAGCTGCTGAAGACCCGGATTTTCCCGATTTTTCACCGCTGCAAAACCTGTACCATGATATTATGCTTGATGGGCACCTAACTTCGGTTACCGAAAAACGTATTCTTAAAATCCTGAATGCTGGAATTGTTTTTTCAGGTGATGGGAAAGAAAATGAGTTGGTTGATAATTTGATGGAAACAGAAGCATTTGAGCAATTGCTTCGCAATATTATTGAAAGCCGTTTGTATGGTCACTCGTTAAGCTGGTGCGATATTACCCTTCCCGGACAAAAAGCTCCGGAGGTTGAATTAATAGATCGCCGTCATGTTGTACCGCCATTGCACATATACAAGTACCGCGATTCTGATAATAATAATTCGGGTATCGATTACACTCAAACACCGCTTTGGAACTACGTATTAGCTACCGGTCGAAAAAAAGACCTTGGCTTACTTCTGAAGTGTGCTCCATATGTTCTACTGAAACGAGGCGATGTTTCAGATTGGGCAACTTTTGCTGAAGTATTCGGGATGCCATTACGAAAGGGAACATACCCGGCTCACAATCCACAAGCCCGAAAAGAGCTTATTGAAGCAATGGACGAAATGGGATCAGCATCTAGTGTGGCAGTCCCTGAAGGTTCAAATATCGAGTTTGTTCAAAATACTACTTCAACATCAGGAAAAGGGATACATGAAAGCTTTGCCGATTGGTGCGACAAACAAATGTCGAAAACAATACTTACCAACACACTTACCACTGATGCTGAGGGAGGAAAGTACAAAGGCGACGTACATGCAGAAAGCGAGAAAGAAGTAAAAAAAGCTGATTTACGCTTTGTTTTACGAGTATTAAATGATCGTTTTAAAGAGCTTTTGGAACTTCACGGATATCATCCCGGAAAAGGTAGGTTTAGACTACCTGAAGAAGATACCAAGCCCACCAAAGAAACTTTTGAGGTAGATAAAGGTGTGAGTGAAATTGTAGAGGTTGAACCGGAGTATTGGTACAACAAGTATAAAATACCTGTACCTAAAAACGGAGCAAAATTAAAGCAACAAAAGGAATCGGGTAGTAAAAAAGAAGAGCTTTCCGACAGACCACATAAACAAAGGGGCTTCCGTTTTTTCGGCTAAGCCCGGAGCGAAACATATTCCGCCTCCGGGCTGATCTTACAGCCCTTTACAATCATTCTAACGGTTGTGGTTGCGACATCTGTTTATCGGATGATTTTACACCTGAAGAAACAAGTAACATCGATACGCTTGTTAACCGGGCAGTAAAAAAGGTTTACACCGGTGATTATGACGGTGCTTTTCCTCGCGAGTTTTGGGAAATTACTGTTAACAAACTTAACGAGGTGGTTGATCAGGAGTTTGGCAACACCTACCCGGCACTAAAAAATAAGCTGAAGTACCAAAACAGCGTTTTTGCGGCCTTTAAAAGTGCCAACCAAACCCTAACACTCGAACACCTTAAAAAAGCATCAGAGGCCAAAACTTTTACCGATTTTGCAGAAGAGGCATTATCTACCACAAACGATTATAATTACACCCACTTGAAAGCAGAGTGGAATGCCGCAAAACGGGCGTGTCGATCTGCCAAACGATGGGCAAAAGCTGTTGAGGATTCTGATTTGTTTCCAAACATCAAATACCTTAAATCAACGGCTAAGAATCCTCGCGACAAACACAAGGAGTATTACGACATGGTGTTTGCCATGGATGATCCTCTGCTTGATTCAATTTTGCCACCCTCTGATTGGGGTTGCCAGTGTGGCTGGACTACAACTGATGAAGAGCTAAGTGTAATGAAAGGATTGAAGCCGGTTGCTGATCCGGGCTTAGACAATAATCCGGGAAAAGACGGGGCGTTAATTGCTCCAAGTCACCCACACATTCAAAAGAACCGGAAGCGAGCTGAGGTGATTCTACGACAAAACATTTGCGAGGTTTACGGAATTGAAGACAGCGAAATTTTTGAGTTCTACCACAACTCAAAATCCAACGGCTGTTATTTCTCTGTGGAAAAACTGGCCAAGATTGAAAAGAAAGCCAATAAACGCATTGCAAAAATATTCGCCAACCGTGGGAGTATGGTTGAGTTGCACGGACATGATAGTTTAGATTCAATGGTTAACGGGCGTTGGAATGAATTTAAGACACCAACAAAAATGACTTTTAATAATTTCGATAAAGAGCTACAACATGCCAACCGTCAGTTTAAAAGTCGCGATTTAACCGGAGATGTTACGTTTGAACTGCCTGATAAATACGATGCAAAAATTATTAAAACGGCATTTAGACAACGGATTAACCGGATGAAAGATGTTCGTATTGAGAATGTTCATTTTGTAACAAAAGACAAGTACCTGGGCGTTGCTGATATTAACGATGTACTTAATGGCGATTTACCTATTTAATACAAAAGCCCCGACCGAAGTCGAGGCTTAGGAGGGTCAAGTGTATTACTACAGACGACCGATACAAAGATAAGGTTTAATTTATTAAAAATCAATGTCGAAAAACATTAACGATTTACCAGCCGATTTAGCCAAACATCAGAAAGCACTGGCAAAATACATCCGTAACGATGCTCCGCGTATTGTTGGTAAAATGGGTGTCGATCATTTTAAAGAAAACTTCGACAAAGAGGGCTTTGTAAACAACGGCTTGCAAAAGTGGCCTGAGCGAAAAACAGACACCGGTAGAAAAACACTTACCGGAGAAACTCGCGAACTTCAGGACTCAATAGACTACAAAACCGACATTGCCAAAACCAGCTGGGGAACGGACAAGGTTTACGGATCGATCCACAACCGGGGCGGCAAAACCAAGGCGCATACAATCCGGCCACGTGCTAAAAAAGGACTGAAGTTTATGGGAAAGGGTGGAGCGGTGATTCGTAAAAAAGTAAACCATCCCGGAAGCAATATCCCGCAACGCCAGTTTATTGGCCACTCAAAAGAGTTGATTGAAAAAGTGAACCAACGAATTGAAAAAGATGTAACCAAAATTTTAAACAAATAATCATGTTCAATATTTACGCTGAAATAGCCAACCACCTGCGCGAAACAGTTCCGGCACTTCGCACCATCGATGCCGATAAAGGCCAGTTAGCTAACCCTGAACAGGCTTACCCAATGGACTACCCGGCTGTGTTAATCGATCTTGATACAGTGGATTGGGCAGAGCTAGGCAAAAAAGCCCAAAAAGGCGGCGCACAAATTGGTATAACGGTAGCAGTACTACCAACCGGACAAAGCTCACCCGATTCGCCAACACTCGATACTTTTGTTCAGGAAATGGATGTAATAAATGATGTGTATGGGGCTTTGTCGGGCTTTTTGGGTTTAACCCGGAAAAGAACATTCAGGCAGAAACGCTGGGACACCGTTCAGGCATACACGCATTTGTTCAACAATACTTTAACCGACAGAACAGCTCAGAAAACATATGAGAAGGTGGAAGTGCCTTTTGAAATTAACCCAGCAACGTTAAAATAAACTTGGTTGCATTTCGGCCACTTTGTTTAATTTTTTCAGTTCGGCCTTAGCGTTGGTGTTAAGGTATGAATAAAAAGTACGGCGCGATATTTTGTAAACCGGGAAAATCTCATTTTCAAATACCCACTCTTGTGTTACTCCCCGATTGGTGTGAGAAAGAACAATGTTTTGAATATCGATCATTCGTTGCAGTATGTTTCTCCGGTTGTAACTCATTATGGATGTGGCTTTCTACAAATGTAGGCACTTATGTTTAATGTGTCAAGCAAAAAAAAGCCCCGGCAATAATTACCGGAGCTTTAACCGTTCAATACTTGTTCCTAAATTATTCGTTGCGCAAGGAAACTGCCAATTTCATGTATATTTAAACTTCGTGCAAATTTTATTGAAAAGGCTCCAACACCCGAAAGCCAGATTTTAAAATCACTGTCACCATCAAAAGTGCCTGAAGTCTCAACTGAATAAGAAGTAATTTTAGAATAAGGAAATACTCTAAATTCCTTTTTTGATCCGGTTAAGCCCTGCACGTCAAGAGCGATGATCTTTTTGTCTGTAAAGATTACTTTATCTCTAAGGTGTGTATAAGCTAATTTTATCTCTTCTCCTTCAACCAGTAATGGAGCAAATAGTTTTACAACGTCTTTGTCATCCACTTTAATTTTGTTAGTTACACTAAATTTTGCAAGTAAATCAATAGCCATAATCTTTAAGTTTTTGGGTTTTTATTATTGTTTGTTTGCTTGATATTCTGCTCTCTGTACAAGCACATCGTACCGATGGGTGTAGGCGTTCCAAATCTTTTCTTCAGTACCATAACTAAAGGCATTGGAAAAGTGCCGGGGCATAAACTTTGCATCAGTATTTACACCTTCCGGAGTAACCAAAACAGCGGAGTAATATTTAGCCCTGCGGCGAAGATCATTTAAACCTGCTTTACCGCCTTGTTTTACCGGAGTTGGTAAATTATACAAGCCATGTACTTCAAATACGTCACCGCGCCTTATTTCTCCTGTGATCTGCCAGCCGGTGTATTGTTCGTCTGTAATTTCATCTGTAAAATTTTCGATGCTGAATAGGTCTGTTTTAAGAGCGGTTAAACGGGTTTTAATCACTGGTAAATCTTCTATTGTTTTGGCCTCCGCTATTTGTGTTAACAGCAGCTGTGTTTGTTCAGTGGTGTAAATCGGCTCCTGGGTATATGCACACACACTGAAGAGAGCTACAACCAGTAGGAGTAAAAATCTTTTCATTTCTTTTGTTTTATGGGTTTATAAAATTATTATGTCAATAATTGTGCCGGAAGTTAACAAAAAATGAGAAACGCCCTCCAACAAACGCTAAAAACCACTTCGCAGTTCTTAGCTACTCGTTGGAGGTCATTTCAAGGCATTACAAGCGGTTTCCACTCAACAATCATTTCATCCATAAAGGTTATTACCCAAACCCATTTACCATTTTTGCCAACTTGTTTAACTCTGCTGTTTTCGCTTATCTGTCCTGTTTCACTTCTGGTTAAAACCTGCATGGTAGAACTCCCATCCGGGTAAGTTTCATCTATAAGCTTCGGTGTATCTTCCGGCATTTCATCATTGCACGAAATCCATTCTTCTGCGGCCTTTACTCCCAAACGAAACCAATCAATATATGCCCCGTCTGACATTTGATAGTGCTTTGGCTTTTTCCTATTTTTCAAATATTCTGATACAGCTCTTTCTTCTAATGTTTTCATTATCTCTCGATTTAGATTACTCCCATTCTTTTCATTTCCCAGAAACAACGTTCCGTTGCTTGAATATCTGCCATTGCATTATGCGCATTACTAAAATCTTCATTAAACAGGTAACGGTGTAATTCAGTTAATTTAGGCCTTTTATAACCTTCATAATCGTGAGGGTTTGGTATTTTACAGATATCGGCACCGGCCTTTTTGGTACACAGCTTTGGTTTATTAGATAAGAAGTTATAAATACCAGTGCGGTGAAATTCGGCACTCACTATTTTGATGTCGAAGCTGATATTATGGCCTACTATAAAATTGGCATTTTCTAAATCAACACAAAACATAACAAGTACAAACTGTAGTGACCGACCTTCCTTCAGAGCTCGTTCAGTTGTAATACCATGTATTTTTAATACATCTTCGGGGATGGAAAAACCTTCGGGTCGCACTATATATTCACGCTCCTTTATATGATTACCATCACTGTCGGTAATAATCCACGCCAGTTGAACCAGTCGTGGCCAGTTCTCGGAATTCGATGACGGCGCACTAAAATCATTTGGTAATCCTGTGGTTTCTGTATCGAAAAACAGGAAGGTTGTTTTGTTGCTCATATTATGAATTTTAGTTATTGGTTATCTCTGGTATTTTATAATGCTCGTGCCAAGCCTTATTAAAGGCTTTGTCCTTGCTTTTCTCAAAGTTGGCTTCAATGCTTTTAAATTGCGGAATCAACTGTTCTGTTAACTCCTCAAATGTGTACTTTGTTAGTTGTTTTTTTAGTACACTCCGTTCTTTCATAAAAGCGTTAAACTTTGTAAAGCTCGTACCTTCGTGTATGCCTACTTTTTGTGCAATGGCCAGTACAATGCTCCGCTTTTCTTTTATGGCCAGTTCGTTTATTGCGTTGGCTGATCGTTTAACGTTCGACGAAAACAAGCCATCGTTTTGAAGCTTCCAGATAATATCATCAATCTCGTTATCATATAAGCCGGTTGTACTTTTTGTACGTCCACAAGTCCATGCATAAACAAGATCGTGCCGGGTTTCTTCATCAACCCCGGCCTTACTAAGCAGGGTCATTAATTTGCGGTGTTTGTCTTTTGTTTGTGTCATTGGTTAAAATAATTTGAGTTGAACAAAACGCATGGCTGACAGCATTTCATTAATTGTATTTATTATATCTGCATTGGTTAAAGCCAATACAATACTTTTTTCATCTTTGCGAAACTCTGATGTATAAATTAGTCTATCCCCATTGTAGTAGTTATATCCGTCTTTAAAACTGCCACCCTCGTAGCTTGATGGCTGACAAACCTTTTTAAACACCTCAAAATCAACCTTAGCATATTTCATTATTGCAAAACGAGTACTACCATTAAACCAACGTCTAAAAACCATTTGCCACGACAATGGAGCATCTTCAGGTATCGATAAAGGCTTATATTGTCCGTGTAGTTGATCATTGTACTCCCACATTTTACCGGGAGAGTTTGGGCAGTCATTTAGACTACAACAAACTTTAGGATCTGCTCCTTTGGCTGGGAATACAATATCTGCCCAATAATATCCTGCTGAATTGCCATAAAATTCTTGTCTGCCGCAATAATCACACAGTAGCTTGTCATTGATACTGTGAAATACCTCAGCCAACATAAAAGGATAGAATTTTTGATTATCTGGATTCATAGCATCTCCAATCTTCGAGAACGAACTACTTGACTGCTTTTTTATTTTGTTAATTTGAGACATATCAATACTTTAAATCCGTCCAGTGAATAATTTTGCCGCTCCATTCATCGTACCTGCATCTTTTGGGAAAGAAATAATCTTGCATTGTGGCAGAGTTTTTAAATCCATCGTTTATTGCCAGTGTTTCTATATCTGCGTAATACAAATAAGAATCATCTACCGAAACTTCAAAACCATTCACCACCGATAAGGTCATGAATACATCTTGTATAGCTTTACATTCCAACACCGGCACAAACTGAAACATGTTTTTTGTGCGGTTAAAAACATAGGCATGTATTTTCATTCCCGGACGCCAACGGTCTTTTTTATCTTCACGCATTGTGTGAAGCTTTGGAACGATATCCTTCAGGCATTCACCAGCATTCTCTCCGGGAGGTACCAAACCTCTCTCCCGACACTCTTTTATAATTGGCAACCATATGTCACATGGTACATCCAATGGAAAAAGTCCCGCCCATATTTTGGCAACAAAATTTGTTTCGCTGCCATTAGCATACTTTGTTTTAAAAGGAAGTATCATAATTACTGTTTAATCATTGTTTAAACGTCTATTTCGCCGCTTTTCTGTTCGTTTTCGTTGTCTTCGCCATCTACATAGAAAATATCATTGTATTCGTCCATGCAATTGCCACACAGAGTTAACTGTCCGGCACAATAGCAAATCTCATCATCCGGGATTCTTTTTCCACAACTATCGCAATAGGTTTCCATCGTATTAAAAGTTTAATGTTTGTTGAACTCCGGTGATCGGTTGAGTTGGTACAGCCAACAATTCAGAGAAAGCAAAATCGTTTGCAATCTTTTGCTCTTTTTCGCGCTCAATGGCCGTATATTCGTTAGCAATATCATGCTCAAGGTTTTTAATAAACTTATAAGCACGAATTGCTTTATCAATATGACTTTGGTATTCTGCCCACACATCGGAATAACCCGATTCTTTCAGTAAGGTATGCCCGCCAATACTTGAAACATAACACAGACGTTGCATAGATGCCAAACGCCGGGCAAGTACACGAAAAGCCATAACATAAGCCTTCCTGAAATTATCAATTTCATCCTTCCGGTAGTTTTTCATAAGGTTAATATCCCGGAGACGTGGATCATTTCCAGAATAAACAGAATACTCGTTTTTATCAAGCTTCACCCGTTCGTATAAATCGTGTATAGGACTTATGTCTGTCATGCCTAAAATAATTTAGGGTGTTCAGGTTCCTTGGTCTGTTCTTTATTTTCGGTACCCAGTAATTCATCAATCTTGCTATCAACAACCCGCTCTAACTTCTTTGCATTCTGCAAATGGTCGGGCCTACGGTAACGGAAATACAACTTTTGTTCCTTCCGCATTTCGGCTACATCTTTTATAAATTGTTCCATCGTTTTACTTCTTTTCTGGCGGAATAAGAAAGTCGTTGTAAGGCTTACATTCCTTTATGGTTATTACTTCTTTTGTTACATCAGCGTCGCTCTCTGAAAATGATTTGATCAATAAATCAATTGTCTTTTCTTTTGCGCGTGTTGGTGTTTTGGCAAACACAATTCCTTTATAACTATGTCCCTTAAACACTACACCACCTTTTTGTTCGGGCTTAATAAATGCCCTAATTGCATATACATTCATCTTTGGTTTCTCCTATTTATTCTCTATTATTAAAATTCAAGTTTTTGTTGAACCGCTTGATGTCTCTTCATGGTTCTTTTATAAATTTCACATTGAAATTTGTATGAACATTCTCCGGTTTTGGCTTTGGCAAATTCGGCTTCATAATCGGCATCGTTTTCAGTGATAAACCACACCAGTTCCATACAAAAGAAACTTTTAGAATCCTTATCGTTCTGTGCTTCAAAATCGGCTGAGAATGGACTATTTATGTTCATACAATCGCCCTTTCCTCCATACATTTACCACATTTGCCAAAGGCATGTACAAAGGGATGTTTATGCCCACAAGCGCAGGTCATACTTTCGGCAGTAGGGCGTGGGGCATCCATAACACTCAAACCGTTGTAGTGCAAAATGCGGTGTGCAATTTCGTTAGCTACTTTATGCTGATCCGGGCTCTCTGGTACCGGCAGTTCTTTGTTCCAGCGTTCGATGGTGCGCCTGTCGGCACAGCTCACCTGAAACAATGTAGGCCATACATCCGTTGGTTCGTTGCCTTTACGGTAGCTCCAACTTAAAGTGCGACCAACAATAACCACAAAGGCAAAGATCAGGGAGAAGCCAAAAGCCAACTCCCCGATTGATCCTTTCTCTATTACTGCTAAAATCATGCTTCCTGTGTTTCAGCGTTTGCCCTCAATTTAGCGGCTCCCTCTTCCAAGTTGTACGGAAAAACATCCATAATGCTGGTACGGCTCAGAACCTCCAAATCAAACGGAATAACCAAATAGCTAAGGCTCTCGTTTATCCGGGCTAGAGCTTCTTTTAAATCATCGGCCATAACCAAATAATAAGTAGTAAGCCTTTTTTCTTTTCCGGCATCTTCATCAACCGTAACAAGGTTAACCTTGGCTTTAAACCACCACTCACCATTTTCGTAAGGAAAAACCTCGGCAATTTGCGACTGCTTAATGTTTCGCACCGAAAACTCTCCACCTTTAATTATTTGCTGCATTTGCTTAATCACTCGCGTTTCAGCATCGGTGTAACTAACAGCATCAAATAAAAAATCTTCGGTTACCATCTGCTCACTTCCGCTTGCAGTAACCTTCATGTACTTAATCTTGGTTTCAAACCACGTTTGCATCATAATTCTAAAAATTTATTGATTTGTAAAAAGGTCTTTCTCCGGGAAACTGCCCATCGGGGTGACCTTTTACCCGCTTTTTCCAGTGAAGCACACTTTCAGCCACGGTCGCTAACCAGTCTTCGTTTAAGAGGTGCTACCTCCCCGTCTCTTCCGGGTTGTCAGGTTTTAGCGTTATTCCTTAACGATCCTGTATTACGCTGTAATAATGGTTGTGGCACGGGCAGGATTCGAACCTGCATGATGGTTGTTCTACTCAATTTGATCCGATTAACGATGATCTGAGTTGCTCACAAGTGCCCATCTTACCAAGCTTAGTTTATGCATTTCGCGTCAGCGTCTACCAATTCCGCCACCGCCCCAAATTGCCCCGGTCAATCACACCGGGGACTTAGTTCAATTGCTACGTGGGAAAAATTTTCCCAAGACTTATAATTACTCTCAAGAACGCCGGGTTATAGTCTTATCCCGTGGACTGTATAGTGTTTAAACTGCACTCATACTAAGGGCAAGCCACTGCCAAACCCCGTTTTCATCAAGGTATTTAGCCTTTACATAGGTCGAGGTTCGTTGAGGCTTCCATTGCGATTGTATAAACTCAACCGCCTCAATCAGTTCTTTGTCTCCAAGTTCTTTTGCTTTGTTGCCAAGGTCTAACACACGGCTTGCTTTCAGCACTCCCTGCGAGTTTGGTTTTAATAAGGTTCTGAGGTATTCACGCGCTTTCGGATCATTAATTAAATTCTCAATACACTTATTGGCACGTTCAATACCAATGCCTACATCATCGCCCCAGCGATCAATAATGTTGTGGCCAATAATGATTGAACGTTTATTATCATCAGAGGTAAATGTGTGCGACTGCTGACGCTCCATTTGTTCGTCTGTAAGTTTATGAACCTCTTGTTTCATATCGAGCAATGCACCAAACTGGGCGAAAATATCAGCCTTTTCTGCCTCAAGGCTAGTTGATACAAGCTGCAAACTTTTAAAAGTTGTATTCACCTGTTCATTTTTCAGGTTGTCATAGTCTGCTTTTAACTTTTTTTCGACTTCACGTTGAGCCTGATCTTCAGCCTCCAACTGTCTTCTTATCTCTGCTTTTTCTTCAGCACTGAGTTTTGCATACTCAATCTTTTCACTCATTTTAATACTGTTTAAATGATTATTAATCGTTGTTTAAAATCTCGTTTACTATTGCTATTGTGGTCGGATCGGGCACTACCATACGGCGGCACATTACTTGCTGATACACTTCATCCGCTCTGTGGTATGTACCATTAATTACCACATGTGCCTTGTCTATAACCATAGTTTCAACTTTTCCATGATAGCTTGGAAAATGTTCTTCTACGGCCATTATCGCAGTCTCAAATCCAGCATTCTCAAAAAATTCAACAAGGTCTTTATCGCTTAAATAATTCATCGGTCTGTTCTTTCAATGGTTAATTCTAAATCTGCTCTCGGGTCTTTAAATTTGCCGTCAATGCGCTTTTGTGTACACTCAATACTGTTTTCAACCAGTGCTAAAATTCGCGCAGTTTCCATATCAAATCCCGCTTCCAACCTCTTTTCTAACTTTTCCCGGCGTTGCTCTAACTGTTGTAGTTTTACATGCAGGTACCCCTGCCGCTCTCTGTCGGCACTCAGGTTTTTGTTTGCCATAAAAAATTTGTTTAAGTATAAAATTTGGAATAAGGGCATCAATCATTGCAAGGTTATTGCCCAGGTCTTGTTTGCTCTCAATAAATTCGTTTTGGCATGTCATTTCAAAATGAACACTCCACCAAAACCAAAAAGCCGGAGAAAAACGAATTTTATTAAACACCTCGCAAGGGAGCATCTCTCCAAATTCCGGGCTGTTTAAAAATGCTTTAAACAGGGCATCAAACACGCGCTTACGTTTTATTTGCTCTGCCAAATCTTCAAGGTAAATACACCCCGACTCGAAAAACATTTCCCAAAGATCATTCTCGGAAACCGACAGGCGGCAAGCGGTATGCAATAGCGTACCCGAACGCAGTTTTTTGTTAATTTTTAGTTCCATTGTATTTGCTTGTTTTGTTTGTTATAAGTCTTCGTTTCGATAGGCCTCGGCTCCTGCTTTCCATATTGTATAAGGCTGGCCTCCACCGTACCGGCTAAGGGCAAATGCCCGGTAGCCTTCAACATGTATCTTCACAAATGCATCGTAACGGATGCTTTTAGCAGTTCTCCCCGATGGATTTCTACCATCAGCATGAGAGATCAGGATAAATAGCTTGTTCTTAAACTCTTTGCGCAAGGCGGTATAATCGCGGTAGTTTAGTCCCGAGTACTGTACACTGTCAATTACAACTACTTCGGGGCTACGGCGTTTCCTCAGGCGAATTTTCAGGTCTTCTACCGGTTCACTGTCCAGTAATATCACCTTACGTTTAACTTCGCTCATGCCAACTGCCTTAAATGCCTTTTTCATCGATACTGATGCACCTTCCTCTAAGCTGTCATAAGCTACGCGGTAACCAAGTAATGCCAGATACTTGCAAAGCTGAAGGGCAAAGCGGGTTTTTCCGTTCCCGCTGTCGCCCCAAATTAACCACGAGCCACCAAGCTCTGGGCGTCCCATCATTGCCTCCCAAGCTCCCTCAAATGGTATTTCATTAAACTTCATCGATTCTAACTGACTTACTGATATTGCCCTGCTCAACTTTACTTCACTCGTCCCACTCATTCTAAAATCTTCCCTTTATGCTTCCTGCCCCTGTACTAATTTTTTGTATGCTTTAATTTTGTCCTTTACACGTCTGAGATCATGGTCTGAATCCTCATAAATCTCTTTAATACGACTTGCTTCAGTAATACCGTTGGCAACGCAAACTGCACGTACATCGGTTGACCCGACACCGTTAAGTTTGATAAACTTTTTACCTCCACGCGAGTAAATTTCCGGGTACCCTTTCTTACCAAGGCGAATGCCTTTCTTAATCCGTTTTTCAAGAAATTCAGTGGCAATCATTATTATGCCGCAATGGTCTTCAAGATTATTGTAAAGGGTAATAAAAAAGTACAGTAGCTGATCATTCAACTTGTCTGCTTCATCAAGTACCAATAACGGGGCTTCCTGTTCTTTCAGCTTGCGAACAATCACGCCCATAAGTTCATACATGGTGTATCCGCTTGCATCTTCGCCAATAGCTGTTAAAAGCTCAAAAAGAAATGTTTTGCGGTTCCAAAAGTCATTGCATTTCAAAGTGTAAACCTGTTTGTTTTCTTTAGTGAATTTTTTAATGGTTTCGGTTTTGCCCGATCCGGTTGCGCCGGTAATGAATGATACTTTTGAGTTTTCTTTCGAATAGGCGAGCAGTTTGTACAGTGTTTTAAAATCGCGGGTTTCAGCAACCACCCATTCATCATTTTTACAGCCAACCTGAGCCGCTACATTCCTCCACATTTCAGCCTTAATTTTTGCCCATGCCTCAGGTGTTTCCGGGCTTTCGCCATACTGTTTTGCACCTTTTAACATGTGGCTTACAGTTGCCGGACTAACATTTTTTAAACTGTTAGCAGCCTTATTCTGGCTGTCGTACATGCCGCAGTATTCGGCTAATTTCTCACTGATTTTGAATTTCTCTTGATTTGTCATAATTTTGTTGTGCTTTTGTTCCCGGTTTCACCTCTTGGTGGCCGGGATTCGTTTTTTATATCAAGTCGTAAATGTCCTTTTCATCATAACTTTCTTCCTCACCATCGGCCATCACTGCATTGCTCATGGCTTTTTGCAAGCGTCCAAAATTGTCCGCCTGTTTTTGTGCTTTCGCTTTTTTCAATGAATTAATGCCTTTTGGTGTTGGAGTAACAAGGCCGTGTTGTTCGGGCAGTTGGTTGTGTTTTTGCTGAATTTCTCGCAACTGGTTGTATAACTCTATACGCATGGCTTCCAGCTCCGCATCTACTTTGCGCATCCACGAAGCTTCCCATTTTTCCTGCTCCTGTACTCCCCGGTGTACTTCAACTTTTTGTTCAGCCGCAGTTACAAAGCGTAAACCTTGCGGAGTGTCTTCGTACAGGTAGATCATAGAAAAATCCTGCGGATCGAATTTCACCCTGAACTTTTTATCAATATTCCGGGCTAACCAACGTACATCTGGAAGTCCGTTCGGAAGCATAACCATGTAGTCATACTTCACTTTCTTTTCTTCAAAAGCAATGCCCCACGCGCTGCATTTCACTGTCCTTTGGCGCGTTACCCAAAACAGGTCAACCATATCCATCATTTCAAGCTTAACAGCCCTTGGATTTTCGCTATCGCGATACATTTCAATCCTTGGTTTTCCTGTTTTCGGGTGCGGGGCATTGTTCCACTCCTCCCTACGTTTCTTATAAATCTCGTGTATTTCTGGTAATGTTGGCAGGTTGTATTTATTAGCCATAATAAACTCCATATTGGCCTTACTTTCCTGCTTTTTCGACTGAATATTTTGTCCTGTAAAGAACCAGTCCTTTTTCAAAAACTCCATTTGGTAACGGCCAAATGCATTTTCAATGGTTTTCGATTTTCCGTTATAGGGCTTCGTTCTAATCGATAAACGAGCCAGTTTTGTTAAAAAATCACCGGCTTCAAGCTTCTTATGGCCTCCTTGGTTGTCAAACTTAATCTCGTAAGGCTTTTGTCCGCTGGTTTGAAGAGCCATCCGGTAAGCACTATATTGCGCTTGATAATCTTCTGTGTCCGAAATGAAATAACCAATAAAACACTCGCTGTAAACGTCCATAACCTCATAAACACTGGTAGTTTTCATCTGAAAACGGCCTTGCGTATCTCTGGCTTGGTAGTAATAATTCAACTTGGTACCGTCGCTATACCACAGGCTGTCGCGCATAGTTGGCAGAATGGTTTTTTGTTGGTACCCAAATTTTTCTTTCGCGTTTAATTCACCATAACGGGCCCCCCACCAGAGCGGCTTAATCTCCGGTTCGTACAAAAAGTTATGAATTGCGTCAGTACTTTTTAGTCCTTTCCAATCTTGCGAAGCTGCTAACTGGTTGTATTCGTTCAATAGCTGCTGTTCGGTTGCAATCCGATTAACCATACTAGTCCAGCGGCTCAAAATCCAAATCTTGGCTTCATCATTAATCTTCTCACTGTTTTTATTACACCAGTTGCCATGTATAAGGCTCTCATAACCAATTCTGTCATAACGGCTATTGTTAAGCGCCTTGTATTTTCTGTATGTTTCCTGTAACCTCCGGTGTGCTGTCGATGACAATGGCAGCATTTTGCCCTCAGCATCAAATTTTGGCGTTGGAGGCAAAGAGTGTTTAAACACTGTTTTATCAAGATTTACAACCGCTTGTGCAATCTTTGGCCAAACTCCTTTTAATTTGCCGTTTATCGCTTTTGTAGCCGTTCCTCTGTCAGTCAGAATTAAATGAATTGCATTCAGAATAGATGCATTCGTGCAATATTCATCTTGCGCATCTTTTGGCAAATGATCACCGCTATCCATAACATAATCCCTGAAATAAATTCGGGCTTTATCATCCTCTACAATCAAATCCTTCAGCGCACTTTTAGTTGATTGCTCCTCCGGTTCACCTCCAATTAAAGCGCGAATCTTTTTCTTAAATCTTTCAGGAATACTGTAATAAAAAACCAACGATGAGTTATCAACGCCTCCTCCGCGTTTGGCCAATTCAATCTGACCTCTTCGTAATAACTTGTAATAGTTATCCTCGCTAAAGACAAATTCAGTTAACCATTTTTTTGTAAAACATATTTTATCACCGAAGTATTCCATAACCGATTAATTTGCGTCTGAAGGACTAAGAGTACTAATGAGCTTCTTATTTTCTCTGACAAGCCTATCAGCCGCAGCTTTTACAGCTGCTTGCATTTTCCTTTCTCCCGAAAGCTGTTGTACAACACTTACATACTTATAACCCGAGGCTGTAGCTATTAACTGAATGTCTCCATGCCTTAAATGTTCCTTGTCCTCGTACGGTTTCCCGTATTTTTTTCGTGTGTTGTTTGCTTTTGTCTCCTCTTTTTGCATAACTTTGAATAAATTTAATGATACAAACATACGCAATTGCGTTCTTTTCCCAAACTCAATTGTGTACTTTTTTGAATATTTTTTTACGATTTTTTATAAGTGAGTATTAACAAGAGATTTATAGAAGTCATTAACTACTTCGAAGATGGTAATAAGAACGCATTTGCGCGAAAATGCGACTTAAAACCTACTACATTGAGTGGAATTGTGGGGGTGAGACAGAGTGATCCATCCTCAAAGATACTCAATTGCGTACTTCAGGCATATCCAGAGCTAAATATACGGTGGCTTCTAACAGGATGGGGGGAGATGCTGGAGGAACGGGCATCTGATGTTGGATTTCAAAAATTACAAACCCAGGAATGCGCCGAATGCGCACACAAAGATGAAACAGTTAATAACCTAAAAGATTTGGTTGAAAGTTTAAAACAAGACAAAGAAGACCTTAGAGACAGAGTCAAAAGTCTTAAAGCTGACAAACAACGCTTGCTAGATTCAATAGACTCGGCTACCGGCGAAAACTCTACTGGCAAACGCAATTCCGCATAATTAAGCACATATCATCACAGCCTATTGAAAATCACTACTCACCCCAACAAGATACACGCGCACACCTTTCTATTACCTTTCGCAATAAAAAAGAAGCCTAACAAACTATGTATGTTTGAATTACGTCTCTATCTGCATTGTCTAAAAAATGGCTTAAGGTGTGGCTTAACCTATGATTTAATGTCAATTTTATGGTAGTTTAAACGAACATTTGACACATATTAGTATAGTTTGAATGTGATTCTTGCCATGTTTTGTCCACCCAATTGTCCACCCAATTGTCCACCCAACCGTACATAAGTGTTAATTTCAACCTTCTAATCGGGCACAAAAAAAGGCTCTGTTAAAGCCTTATTTAGTGGGGGAGCACCTAATGTGACACGAGACATAAAAGTGCCTCAATCGCCTTTATAATTAACCTTTCAGCACTGTTTAATAAAAGCGTTTAACCTTTTTTGCTAATAGCTAAAACACTTAATTCGCTAAATTAACCTTCAATGGAAGCAGAATTAACCTTTTGCACAATTCGTTTTTTTCTCACTATCTTTGTTTCCTTTGATAATCAAGATATTAATATAAATCAATGTGTACGTTTTGTTTTTATCCCCTTATTTACTCCAGAATATGAAGTTCCTTTTGCCGGCCATCCTACTTTAGGAACAGCTTATGTAATCTCTAAATATTTATTATCGGAACCTAAAAAAAGTATATTATTAAAGCTAAAGCATGCAGATATCAGAGTTGATTTATCCTCTGTTGATAATCTGGATTTCTGTGATTTTGTAATGGAGCAAGCTCAACCCGAATTTATTAAGAAATATGGCCACGAAGAAATTGCGGTAGGATTAGGAATTGATTTTAAAGCTATAGATTTTAAAAGGTCTATAGAAGAGATAAGTACAGGTATTCCTTATATAATTATTCCAATTATTAGTTTAAAAGAAATGAATGGAATAAAACTAAACTCAGATAAAATAATTGAGTTTTTAATAAAAAACAAGTGCTATAAAACTAATAGTTGGTCAGAATTATCCACCTCATTATTTTTTATTACAGAAGAAACTTACGAAAAATTCAACAACTATAATGGACGTATGTTTTGTATTGAGAATGGAGATATAATTGAAGATTCCGCAACGGGAAGTGCCAATGGTTGCTTTTTGGCCTATCTTCTCAAAAACAATTCAAATTGTGTTTCTGCTATTGTTGAACAAGGTTTTCAAATGAATCGCAAATCTTATATCAAATTACAAGGCAAATTACACAACAGTAAATTTTCCTTAAAAGTCGGTGGGAATGTTGTTGAATTAAGCAAAGGCACCTGGAGCATTTAACCAGCCGAAAGCTAGAGTAAATAACATTATTATGTATAGTAATATATTTAAGTGAAATAACAATTAAAGGTTCGTAAAACGAAGAAACGCGTTATGGTAATTTTTATCGGGAGGAATCAATTACTATAAAACTCAATTAACTATGTGGAGAAAAAATTGCCCTAGTTCAGACCGATTAAAGAAACGAAATCTTATACTGATAAATTGATTTATTATGAAAAAAGCATTGTTACTGTTAGCCGACGGATTTGAGACATTTGAGGCAAGTGTGTTTATTGATGTTATTGGCTGGAATCTTGTTTATGGTGATAACTCGACTGAATTGTTTACGTGTGGATTAAGAAAGGAGGTTAAAAGTTCATTCAACCAACGGTTTATTGTGGATTACAGGATTGATGAAATCGATATTGAATTTTATGATGCATTGGCAATTCCCGGCGGATTTGAGGTTTATGGATTTTACAAAGATGCTTATGACAATACATTCTCAGATTTGATCAGAGCTTTTAAATCAAATAATAAAATCATTGCATCTATTTGTGTTGGTGCCTTACCGGTAGGAAAGAGCGGAATCTTAAACGGTAAAAACGGAACGGTTTACAATAGCCCAATTCGGAGAGAGGAATTAAAAGGATTTGGGGTTAATGTGATACATCAGCCAATTGTGGTAGATGATAATATCATCACATCATGGAATCCGTCAACAGCTATAGATGTTGCATTATTATTGCTGGAGAAATTGACAACCAAAATCAATGCGGACAAAATTCGTAAGTTAATGGGTTTTGAAGTAAAAGACTAA